GAAGCAACCGACCTCAGTAAAAGATGCAAGAAACAGTTTGAATTCGGCAGCCTGAGAATGGTGAGTGCCGGAATAGACATTCTGGAACTGAGTGACCAGCCCGAACATTTGCTGCAGGGGCAGACCAGCCCGACAATAACCAAAAGCAAGCTGTATGAGGTATCACTGGTGGACGTAGGTTCCAATGATGATGCTATCGTACTGATGAAGGATGGAAAACAAATCACATTGGGAAAGGATGGTGATTGTCCTTTGCCACTAATTAATAACCAAAAAACAACAGAAGAAATGGAACTGAAACTTTTGGCCCTTCAATTGGGGCTGCCGGAAACGGCAACGGAGGCTGATGTTAATCGAGCCTTAAATGAACTGAAAGCAGCCAAGGCAGAGAATGATTCCCTGAAACAAGAAAACGGGAAGCTGACTTTGGCCCGTATTACCGGTCTTGTGGAAAAGGCAGTGGTGGAAAAACGTTTGGGAGAAGACAAGAAGACACAGTTTATCGAACTTGGCAAGAAGGTCGGTGCCGATGAACTGAAGAATGTGCTTGATGCCATGCAGCCCCAGGTGAAGCTGTCGGCAGTTTTGACAAACGTAAATGGTCGTGTTTCAGCACTACCCACTACATACGCAAAGTTAAGTGAAGTACCTGGCGATGCGTTACTGGAACTGCGAGAACAGAATCCGGATGAGTACAAGCGATTGTATAAGGCAGAATACGGATTTGAGTGTGAACTTTAAAAAAAGAAAAGTATGATGAAGCATGTAACAATGATTATTATGGCACTGTTGTTCAATTCGCTGACCGGTGCCGCTTTTGCCTCTATTCTGGGGGTTACCCCTATAGCAGGCGCTATTGGAATGAATGCAGTGAGTATGTTGATTGGATATACGCCGGATACTGCTTCTATTCTTCGTGCTGGAGTGTTAAAAGAAGTCTGGACTGGTGAATTGGTTAAAGCTCTTCGTGCTGGACTTGAAGGGAGCTGGTTGGATGGGATACCTGATCAAAGTTCTATCGTTGAAAATGATGTGATACACTTGGTAGATGTTGGCGTTGACCCTGAAGTATTGGTGAACAATACGACTTATCCGATTGAAATCCAAGAATTGGATGACAAAGATATTGCCATTAAACTGGATAAATTCCAGACCAAAGTAACTCCTATAACAGATGATGAACTGTATGCCATCAGCTATGATAAAATGCAGCGTGTCAAAGAGAGCCACTCAAATTCTATAAATGATGCGAAATTTGCGAAAGCAGCCCATAGCTTCTGTGCAAAGAACAATACGGCTACTACTCCTGTGTTAAAGACAACAGGACCCAAAGTAGAAGGGACTAATCGTCTTCGTCTGATCCCGAATGATCTTGTGGCATTAAAAGCAACTCTGGACAACTTGATGGTACCTGCAGACAATCGCCGTCTGGTATTGTGTACAGACCATGTTAATGACCTGTTGCTTGTAGATCAGAGTTTCAAGGAGCAGTACAACATCGACCGCAATACCGGTAAAATCGGAAAACTGTATGGATTTGACATCTATGAGTATGCCAATAACCCAATTTACACGACTGCCGGTGCAAAAAAAGCATTGGCAGCAAAGCCGGAAACTGGGGAATTTCAATGTTCTTTTGCTTTCTATACAAAGCGTGTATTCAAGGCTACCGGGAGCACCCGCATGTATTTTAGTGAAGCTTCTACTGATCCGCAACACCAGCGTAATTTAATTAACTACCGTCATTATTTCATTGCTATGCCAAAGAAAGAGGATGCCGGTGCTGTAATGATGAGCAGCTATCAAGCATAAAAGATATGGGAAAATTGAAGTATCTGGTAATTCACTGTACGGCAACTCCGGAGGGGCGTGAGGTATCATCGGCGGACATCCGCAAATGGCATACTTCTCCGGTTGCCCAGGGAGGAAGAGGATGGAAGCAGGTTGGCTATACCGACTTGTTCCACCTGAACGGAGGCGTGGAACGTCTGGTAGAAAACAATGAGGATGCACAGGTGGACCCTTGGGAAGTGACAAACGGAGCCAAGGGATATAACAGTGTAAGCCGTCACATCGTGTATGCTGGGGGCGTGGAAAAAGACGGTAAGACTCCGAAAGATACCCGCACCGAGGAGCAGAAGGATGCATTGGAACGCTATGTAAAAGCGTTTCATTCCAGTTTCCCTGATGTACGCATTGTAGGACACAACGAACTGGCAGCGAAAGCCTGTCCGAGTTTCGATGTGCAGGAATGGTTGAAAGAAATAGGTATTAATCAATAATAAAACCGGGTGGTATGGACTTGAGCGAATTTATGAACATTATCCTTGGCGGCGGCCTGGTTGGTACGGTGGTGACCATTGGCTCCTTGCGGGCTACTGTGAGAAAAGCGAAAGCGGAAGCGATGAAGGCCGAGGCCGGCGCAGAGGCTATGCGCATAGATAATGCCGAACATGCCACCCGCATTTTGATGGAAAATATTGTAAAACCTCTAAAAGATGAATTCTGTGAAACAAAGAAAGAACTGGCCCGCAATACGCGCGAGATGGCCCGTCTTAGAAAAGCCATTGATACAGCCGGAAACTGTCCTCATCGTGACGATTGCCCTGTGCTTGACAGGTTGCGCGAGTCACCGAAAGAGCATGAATCGGGAAGTCCGGACGGAATCGGCAAGCGCCGACAGCGCGAATGTAAGCCGACGGGCGGGACTGGTGATGGCGGGGATACCGGCGAGTGCGGTGCAGCTGACGATACCGGCGGACAGCCTCCGTAAGCTTCCTGACGGCGCGGTGTATCGCGGGAAGAGCGGTCAGGCCAACCTGACTGTAAGAAATGACGGTAGCGGTAACATTGTGGCCGAAGCCTCGTGTGACAGCCTGCAACAGTTGGTGCTGTGGTATGAAGAAGAGCTGACACGCATCCGAAACGAGACCAAGAATAATGTTTCGAATGACGTTCAAATGGAAGAAAAACGCCCTCCGAACCGGATGCGGACGTTTATGACAGGTGTATTGGCCGGCCTGTTGGCCGGTGTGTTATTAACCATCAAACTTTATAAACGATGAACAAGAATTTTATGTACGGTATCGGTGCCGTGAAATACAATGACTTCGTGATAGGCTATATTGAAAAAGGCTCGTTTGACCTGAACGGCCAGAAGCCCGAAGCTGCAAAGATTGAGGCGGAACAGGCACCGGGTGCCCCCGTGCTGATCATTCCGCAGAGCAATGGCAGCATCGCCCCCACATTCAACGTAATCCAGACGGACTACAAGAACTTGCATGCCATGCTGGGCGGCACGCTGCACTATGCGAAAGAAGACAACGAGAAGAAGAACCCAATAGGCTGGACCGCCCCACAAGCCGCCCTGCTGATGCAAGGTCCTTTTGAACTGGAACTGGTGAGCGGACGGAGCATCCTGATACCGAACGGCACGCTGCTGAGCAACCTGGGCGGTAAGCTGACGCTTACGGAAACGGCCAAGATAGAATGTACGTTGGAGGTGGCTATGCCGGAGGACGGTTCGCAGCCCTACGGCGTGTTTGACTCGGAAACCCTGCCCGAAGAGTGGGGAGAGCACAAGCTGCCTGCAGCGGGAGCAGCGGCTGCTGCCTCGGTTCAAAGTGAGGAGGCCACAAGCAAGGAGGGATAGTGTATGGCTGACCGGCTGGAACAACTGATAGAAATGGAGTGTGCGGATGCGCTGCTGGACAGCGGCGTGTCCGTTCCTCTTAAAAGGTGGAAGCTCACCTGGCTGAAACGCCCATTGGAGGTGCGTGTGACGATGAAGCGTCCGAGACTGCGCGGGCAGATTCTGCTGGCGAGGGAATACCTGAAGATGGGGGTAGAACCCGGGTGGCAGCCGAAGGACAAGACCGAGGAACTGGCCTTTGTTGCGGAACATGGCAAGGCTGTGAGCCGTCTGCTGGCCTATACGGTGTGCCGTGGCTATGTGTCGCGACATGTAGGCATCGGTGTGACGGCGTGGGTGCTTCGGAACTTTGTCGATTGGCGCTATCTGACGGCCCTGTTCAGGACATTTGAGCGCCTGATGGGCACGAAGGATTTTATGCGTATTATCAGCTCGGCGGCACGGGCGAACCCGATGAGTCCGAGACTGAGCCAGGCAAGGAAGGGGAGTTAAGGACCCGTTATGAAGGTTCCCATAGCCCTTTCGGCTTCGTGTATCAGATAGCGAGCGCGACCGGCTGGAGTGTGGATTACATTCTGGACGGTGTGAACTACCAGACATTGATACTGATGCTGAGCGACGCTCCGCGATATGTTCGGCAGAAGGGAGGCAGCGGTAAGTGTGACAGCCACCCGGAGCGCAGCGCTGAGGATGAAGCGAACGATATAGTAGGATTTTTTCAAAGCAAACTGGAATGAGTAAACCTGTAGAAGTTGAATTTTTGATGAAGGACAAACTTACGCCCGGCATGAACAAAGCCGAGCGTGAGGCACTGGAATTGCGTAATACCGTCAGACTGTTGGAGGCTGAACTGGAGAGGTTACGTCTTGCAGGTGAGACAGCTGCCCCGAATCTGGACCAAAGTGCCAATATTGCGCAAATCCATGCGCTGGAGAAGCAGCTTGAGGAACTGCGCGCCCAGTTGAAAATGTTGCAAAACGAATCGGAATCTGTACAGGTCACTCCTGCAGATATACCTAATGCACAGCGCCAGTTCAACGGACTTCATAACAGCATCCAGCAGATGGCTCGTGAAATGCCTTCCTTGGCCATGGGACCGCAGATGTTCTTCATGGCCATATCCAACAACCTGCCGATTTTTACGGACGAACTGGCCCGTGCCCGCAAGGAATACGATGAGCTGCAGAAGTCCGGCAAGAAAGGCACACCGGTATGGAAGCAGGTTCTTTCCTCACTTTTTTCCTGGCAGACGGCCATGACCACCGGCATCATGCTGCTGGTAATGTATGGTGACGAAATCTGGGATTGGACGAAAGACCTGTTCAGCGCCAAAAAAGGCGTGGATGAATTCAACATATCGCTGAAGGAAATGACCGAAATAGAGAAGGACGGCCGTGCCCAGATGGTGCGTACCCGCTTTGAGCTGAAATCGGTTATCAATGAAATAAAGAACTTCACCGGAAGCAAGGAACAGGAAAAGGCCAAGGTGGAGGAACTGAACCGCAAGTACGGGGAATCTTTCGGGTATTATAAAACACTTTCTGAATGGTATGATACCCTTATCCAAAAGAGCGAGGACTATGTACAGGTTCTGCTGCACCAGGCCAATGTCCAAAATCTTGTAAAAAAAGCTGCAGAAGCCGATGAAGAGGTGAATAAAATCAAGGCACAGAAACCGGAAGAGGCAGAAAGCGCCATGGGCTTTTTCGGGAAATGGGGACAATATATCATACAGTCCAACATGGCAGAATCCGGGCAGTTCTATGACGCACAGGCTGCCATTAAGAAACATGATCAGGAAGCTTATGACATACTGTTGAAAAATGCCGAAAACAAACGAGACGGTTATCTGAAAAAAGCGGAGGAAGAGGTAAAAAAAGCCGCAGAAGCAGCCAAAAAAGGAAATATCGGTGGGCATACCGACCCTAAGCAGTCCGGGAAGAATCCAGAAGCGGAAGCCAAGCAACGGCTGGCCACAGAGCGCAGGCTGGCGAAGGATCTTGCCGTATTGCAGGCTGAAAACCGGAAGGAAGAGATAGACCGCATGCAAGCCGGTACCGAAAAGAAGCTGGCACAAATCGAATATGACTATAAAGCGAGAAAAGAAGAAATTAACCGGCAGGAAGCCGACTGGAAGCGTGAGAACAAGGAAGCCGGCATATCCACCGGAGATAACGGACTTACCCGGGAGCAACAGGATGCACTTGAAAAAGCCCGTGCCTCAAACACCGAGTCCCGGAAAAAAGCGGAGACGGACGTGTACAGGGAAGAGGCGGAAGCCATGCGTGACTATCTGAAGGAATACGGTACCTTCCAGCAGCAGAAACTGGCCATCGCTGAAGAATATGCCGAGAAAATCCGCAAGGCACAGTCCCAGGGAGAAAGGCTGACTTTGGAGAAGCAGCGTGATGCGGCTGTGCACAAAGTGGACATGGAAGCCCTTACCCAGAAGATAGACTGGGGAGCAGCGTTCGGGGATTTGACCGGTCTGCTTGCAGACCAGATGAAGAACCTGCTCGGCGAACTTAAGCAGTATGTCAAGACGGATGAGTTCAAAAAATCAGGAGCCGCAGACCAGCAGGTTGTTTACGATGCCATTGAACGTATTCAAAGCATGCTCCCCGGTGGCAACGGCACATTGGATTTTGCCCGGCTGCAAACGCAGATGCACGCTTTGGGGGATGCCGTCACACGTGTGCAAAATGCGGAACTGCAGCAGGAAGCGGCATTCGCCCGGTTAAAAGCGGCGCAGACCGATTACAACAAGGCTATTGAAAGCGGTAACCAGGCAGAAATAGAACGTACCAAAATCGCCCTTCAAATGGCCCAATCGTCCAGCGTTTCAGCTGACGAAGAATACCTGAACGCTACCTCTGAAATGAAGGCGCTTGCCGGGGAGGTGAAAAGTGCCTCCCAGGACACGGTTGACGGGTTGAACATGGTATCCGACGGGTTGCACGGTTTTGCAAGCGGAACCTTGCAGGGATCATTTGAAGGAATCCAGAACATGCTTACCGGTCTTTCAAAACTGAATATCGGAGGCAAGGTCGGTGATGCCATCAGTCAGATGTCCGAGACCCTGTCAAGTGCCGGAGTCATCGGGCAGATTATATCGGCCATTCTCTCTATACTGGATTTGCTGAAAGACGGTATCGGCCCGATTATCTCATCATTGATAGACACCATTTTCAATGCGATAACCGGAATACTCGACAATATCCTCAGCGGAGACCTGTTCAAACAGATAGGCGGTTCCCTTGTGAAAGGTATCGGAGGACTGCTGAACACGGTGTCTTTCGGAGGTTTCAACAAACTGTTTGGCATCGGCGGAAACGCCAAGGAAGTGCAGGCTGCTATTGATCGTCTTACAGACCGGAACGAGAAACTGCAGACTTCCATCGAAGACCTGACCGATACCATCAAGGCAAGCAAGGGGACAAAATCGGTGGAAGCTTACCGGGATGCTTACAAATACCAGAAAGAGACGAATGCAAACTATCTGCAGATAGCGCAGGAACAGGCACGCTACAGCGGTAGCCACCACAGCTGGAACTACTACTGGGGCGGTTTCAACCAGGCACAGATAGACAAACTGAGCGGACAGATTGGCCGCCAGTGGGACGGGAACCTGTGGAGCCTGAGCCCGGAGGAGATGAAGGCGCTGCGTTCGAATGTGGACATGTGGACGCAGATACAGAATACCGGCAAGGGCGGCTACGGTGAACGGCTGACCGATAAACTGGATGACTATATAGCGCAGGCCGGCAAGCTGGAGGAACTGACCGACCAGCTGTATGAAGGGCTGACGGGCATTTCGTTTGACGGAATGTATAGCAGCTTCATCGATAATCTGATGAACATGAAGTATGGCGCGAAGGATGCGGCAGAGGATATATCCGAGTACTTCATGCGGGCGATGCTGAGCAACAAGATCGGTGAGATGTACAGCGAAAAACTGAAAGGCTGGTGGGAGAAGTTCGGCAAGGCCATGGAGGACAACGAACTGACCGAGGCGGAACGGAACGCGCTGACTGAAGAGTACATGCAGTATGTGGACGAAGCCCTTGCCCTGCGTGACAACCTGGCTGCCGCTACGGGCTACGACAAGACCGAAGCCGGCGGTACCAGCCAGAGTGCGAAAGCGGGCGGCTTTACGGCCATGACGCAGGACCAGGGCACGAAGCTGGAGGGCATGTTCACCAGCGGGCTGCAGCACTGGAGCAGCATAGACAAACAGCTGGAAAGCGTGGTGGAGAAGATGGACACGGCCGAAGGGCATCTGGCCCGGATAGCCGAGAACACCGGTGTGAGCGCCGGACACCTGGGCGAACTGAAGGAAGTGATAAAGAAAATGATACGTGACGGACTAAAAGTGAAGTGATATGGGCAATATACTGAGCGGACTGGTGCTGGTGAACGGCACGGACATCTGGACGGAATACGGCGTGTTCCTGGTAGAAGACCGGCGCGGCGGCATGGAGAACCTGACGGCCATCCTGACCCCGAGCAAGGCCAAGAAGGATACGGCTGTGGACATACGGGAGGAGCACGGGGAGAAATACAGCCCCGTGCTGACCCCACGGAATGAGGCACGTGACGTGACGCTGCACTTTGCGCTGTACAACAAGACCCAGGCAGGCTGGATGAAGCAGTACTTTGCCTTTGTGAATTTCCTGAAGCAAGGGAAGGACGGCTGGCTGGAAATCCGTTTCCCCCAGCTGGACCTGCAGCTGCGGGTGAAGTATGCCGACTGTACGAAGTTCACCCCGCTGACCTATCTGTGGACGGAAGGCGTGCATGCCGGAAAGTTCCGGGTAAAGTTCCGGGAACCGAAACCGATTATATAACCATTCAAACGCTATTAGAATATGCTTCTAACGATATATGACAAAGCCGGGACCAAGCGTGCGGACGTGGCTGTGAACGACAGCTCGACGCAAAGCAAGGAGGTACAGGGAGACAATGTGCTTTCCCTGTCGTTCAGCTACTATGACTTCCTGCCCCTGGACGTGAACGACTACACGGACTATCTGGGCGAACGGTACTGGCTGACGGAACGCTACACCCCGAAGCAGGTGAACGAGGGCGAATGGGACTATGACCTGAAGCTGTACGGCGTGGAGAGCCTGATCAAGCGGTTCCTGGTGCTGGAGACGACGGACGGGGACACCAACCCTCTGTTTACCCTGACAGCCACGCCCCGCGAGCATGTGGCGATGGTGGTGAAAGCCATCAATGACGGCATGGGCCACACGACCGACTGGAAGGTGGGTACGGTGGAAGGTACGGAGCTGATCACGATAGACTACGAGGGGATGTACTGCGACGAAGCGCTGAAAGCCATTGCGGAAAAGGCAGGCGGCAAGGTGGAATGGTGGGTTGAGGGGCAGACTGTGAACGTGTGCCGCTGCGAACACGGGGAAGAAATCGCCCTGGGGTACGGCAAGGGGCTGACCTCGCTGGAAAGAGACACCGGCAACACGGCCAAGTTCTACACCCGCCTGTTCCCGGTAGGTTCGACCCGCAACATCGATGCGGAGAAATACGGCAGCCCGAGGCTGATGCTTCCCGGCGGCAAGAAGTACATCGAGCAAGGTGTGGAGGAATACGGCATCTATGACCATTACGAACAGGATGCCTTCAGCGGTATCTACCCCCACCGGGTGGGTACGGTGAGCTCGGTACGCAGCGAGGAGGTGACGGACGAAGAAGGGAACAAATTCACCATCTATTACATCCGGGACGGAGAACTGAACTTTGACCCCAACCTGTACGAGCTGGCCGGCGAGACCAAACGTGTGTCGTTCCAGACGGGCGACCTGGCCGGGCTGGGAGAAAGCGATGACCACTACTTTGAGGTGAACTACGACAGTGCGGCAAGGGAATTTGAACTGATTACCATCTGGCCCTACGATGACGACACCCAGCTGCCGGGCGGCAAGCTGGTGCCCCGAGCAGGCGATACCTATATTCTCTGGAACATCCGGATGCCGGATGAGTATTACCGGCTGGCCGAAGAGGAATTTGCGGCAGCGGTTGAGGAGTACAACCGGGACCACTGGCTGGACATTGCCGCTTACAAAGCCCCGACAGATCCGGTGTACATCGAGGAGCACGGCATCGACCTGTTTGTGGGCAGACGGGTGAAACTGGAGAGCCGGAAGTATTTCCCGGAAAAAGGCTACCGGCAGAGTCGTATCACCAAAATCAGCCGCAAGGTGAACGAACCCGGGCAGATGGACATCGAGATAAGCGATGCGCTGCAGGTGGGCAAGTTCGACAAGGTGACGGACAGCATCGGTGCGCTGAAAAGCTATACGAAATCAAAGACGGAAGGCGCTGCCCTTCCGGACATCATACGAAGCTGGGACAAGACGCTGCCCACGGACAACAACCTGTTTTCCGCGCGGCGCAGCCAGAAAGAGTTTCTGAACAAGAACCAGCCGGACACGGCCAAAGAGCCCATCCGCTTCCTGAAAGGTGTGAGCTTTGGCGAGGCTGCCGGCGGCAAGCCCTGCGGCAGCGTGGACGGTGAGGGCAATGCCGAGTATCTGACTGCCGTGATCCGCGAACTGCTGCGCAGCACGGAGTTTGTGGACGGGCTGACCGGTGAGGGCTGGCAGCTGTGGATTGACCAGCTGACGGGACTGACGAACCTGACGGTGGACAAAGTGACTGCCCGGCAAAGTCTGGTGGCGCTGGAACTGCTGATTGAGCAGGTGCGCAGCGTGTGCGGCCAGCTGGTGGTGTCGGCAGCCAACGGCAAGATCAAGGACGTGGTGAAGCAGGGTGACAACTACCGCATCGTGTTTGAGCAGGAATCGGGCTTTGTGGCCCATGACCTGATGCGCTGTGCCGTTACAGGCGGGGCAAAGCTGAAATCCTACTGGGTGGAGGTGGCCTCGGTGATAGCCGGCGGGGTGATGGTTCCGGTTAGCGAGTTTGGCGGGGTGAAGCCGGAGGCAGGCGATGAGTGCGTGCTGATGGGCAACGCGGAAAACCCGCTTCGGCAGAACCTTATATCCATTGCGGCCACGGAGGACGGGCAGCCCCGTATAGACATTCTGGACGGTGTGAAGGCCAAGAACTTCAACGGCTGCCTGCGCTGTCGGCTGGGCAAGCTGGACGGCATCAAGAGCAGTGCTTTCCCGGCAGACAACCAACCGAAGGGAAACGGCCTGTATGCCGACAACGTGTGGCTGAAGGGTACGTTTGTGCTGATGACGGGCGAGGACATATTGACACGCTTTGAGATAACCGAAGGGAAAATCCATTCAGCCGTGGAAAGCTTGCGCAAGGAAATACGCGAAGAACAGAGCTATCTGGACAACAGCAGTTTTGCCGACGGCATGGACAAATGGAAGACGGGCAGCAAGGCTACGCTGTTCACCCTGGGCGGACGCTGGATTTGGGCGAACGGCGGTCCTTACGGAACGAAGCCGGACGGGCATGCCGAGATACGGACCGACGGCAAGGTGCCTTATGCCTATATCCGGAACAGCTATATCATGCAGAAACTGGAGGACTTCCGGCTGGTACCGGAGTACCGGCAGACGAACAGCCAGGGCGAACGGGTGCCCGGCATGGTGTATCTGTCGTTCAGTTACCGGGTCATCAAGGCCGGAAGGCTGAAAATAGAATTTGTGGGTGCTGACAAGACCGGATTTGAGAACTTCAACCTGTTCGGCCATGAAGAAGACTTGCCCGCGGGCGGCGAGAAGATGTTCACGCTGGATGGTCTATGGAACGGTACGGGAGACTTCAAGCTGTCGTTTACGGGCGTGATTTACATTTCGCTGCTGGTGTTCAGCACCAACAAGGCGGACGCACTGGCCTATAAGTACCGCACGCTGTTCGAGCAGAGCGACCGGCTGGTGAAGATTTCAGCGGCGGTTTTTGACAAGGACGGGGCTGCATTGAAAGAAACCGGGCTGGTGATCAAGCCGGAAGGTGCCGGGCTGTATGCCCAGGATGCCAGCGGAAAGGTGGCCCTTATCGGGGTCAGTGTGGAAGATACGGACGAATACGGCAAGCCCGTGAGCAAAATCAAGCTGACAGCCGACCACATACAGTTGGAGGGACTGGTGACAGCCAACGGAAACTTCAGGATACTGGAGGACGGGAGTATTGAAACCAGCAATGCAAAAATATATGGATCGGTACATGCCTTTGACGGAAAGATAGGTGGCTTTACGATTGAATCCGGGCGGCTGTTCTGGAAATCCGGAGACTATTTCGGCAATGACTCACGCAGCTTGAAGTTGGGAGTCTCCAGCAATAGTATGGAGGGTGTGGTAGATGTCTCATTCAATGCAGCGACCCAAGGACGTTTCGGTGTCAAGGTCGTTGGGTCCAATTCGGGAGGAGCTGCCATATATGCTTCCAGTAAGTCGGACGGGCAGACCTTCCCAGCCATGGGGAATACCTATGCCGGATATTTTGACGGCGGTGTCCATGTGAACGGTGCTGTGTATTGCGGCGATATACTTTCTAACAATTACGGTACTGGATGGACGCTTGGTAATGACGGCACTTATACATACAGAAAAGGGGTTACCGGCACTTTCAACTGGAGCGTAAAGCTTGATTTTGGGATGACTTACAATTACAAATTAGAGGTAGTAAATGGTATTGTTGTGGGAATGTCACACGCTTAATATAGATAAATATGAAAGTAAATTTTTATGATTGTTTCAAGGATTTTGACGGCCAGCCATTGCATATAAATGGTGAACCACAATTGGTCAGCCGTATTGTAGCGCAATGTCTGTTCAACGGGACAGGGATTCGCCCGAGTGGTAACCAACAGACGGATGCTGATAAAAAATTACGGGCATACCGCCTGTGTATGCAGATAATGGATGCTGTCGGAGAGATTGACATAACGGCTGAAGACGCTGTGCTGATAAAGGAAGCGGTTTCAGGACTTACTCCGGGGTGCTATTCACAGGTTGTAAAATTGATAGAAGGATAGGTTTATGGCAGAAATGACGCAAGAAGAAATGGTTCAGGAAGTGCTGGACCGTGTACTCCAGTCCTCTACCGGTGTGGAGGATCTGGAAACCGTCACCTCGCTGAGCGGTGTGAAATCACTGCCCGGTGAGAAGGACGGGAAAATGGTGAACGTCCCCCTGGAACTGATAGGTAAGCCTGCGAGCGATGCCGCCGCCCGAGCCGAGGCTGCCGCCAAGAAAGCGGAAGGAGCCGTAGCCGGGCTGGAGGAAAAGACCCAGGCCGCCACGGAAGCCGCAACCAAGGCCAACGAAGCGGCAGCCAAGGCAGAAAATGCCGCTGCCAAGGTGGAACAGACTACAGCAGCAGCCGTCGGCGGAGCTACCGCACGCTTTTCCTCATGGATGGAAACAGGCAATGTCTTGCCTGACAAGAGTACCAAGCCGGGCGGCAACGTGGTGTATGTGGCCAGTGCCGGGAAATTTGCCTACCACATGGACTCCACCCTGTACGGGGACTGGGACGTGGCGGGAGTACCCCCTGCCGGCATGTTCATGAATGCGGACCGGACAGCCATCCTGCCAGACAAGCTTTACCTGCTGGGCGATGCCATATATACCGGCACGGGAGGCGCTCTGAAACTTTTGGCCTACCGGCATGAGGTGATGAGCGAGGAAGCCTATGAGGCACTGCAGGACAAGGATGCGAATACGCTGTATCTGATTTATGAGGAGGAGTGACGATGATAACCATAGGCGGTAAGGAAATAACGGCTGCGTATGTGGGAAAACGTGCCCTGTCGGCTGTCTATGCCGGGGCAAGGCTGGTATGGTCCGCAATCAGCAGCTGTTTCGGACTTGGATACTGGAAAGGCGACGAGCCGTGGAACGGATCGGACGCATGGAACGGTAGCAGTAAAACTGATAAATGAATGATTATTATAAAAGGACAGTATTATGGCAAAAAGGAAAATAAGCGGAATCATCAATGCGACTGAACATCCGATGAATCTTGAAACACCATGGAACCAGAAACAGCCGGACGGCACCTATCATGCCTATGCCGGGGACGATGTAGAAGCGTTTCTGAAGAAAGAGCTGTCAAACCGTACCCCAACCGAGGAACTGGTGAGCGGCGAGACGAAGCCCCCTACATCCGGAACGGTGTTTGATGCAATGGTGGGTACGGTGACGGACGTGGATGTGCAGGACAGCGAGGACGGCACCCAGTATGTGATGACCGTCAAGCAGAAGGATAACCAGGGCGGCGAGAGCTCGAAGGAAGTGCGCTTTTCCAAGTACACGGATGAGGACAAGGTGGTGGTGAACATCGACCTGACGGACAGCGGCGGCGCGGGACTTCCCTCGCAGCAGTACCTGGCACTGGGAAGCGGCTTTGTGGTGAAATACTCCGTGGGCGTGGGTACTGCCGGTGGCGGTACGGTGGACGGCTACAGCGACCTGAAAGCCCGCGTGATCGTGAAACGCGGTTCGACCGTGATCAGTGAGTTTCAGGATGCGGAGTTTGTGGGTGTGACAGCCGGACAGGCTTATACCTTTGACGCTTCGCCCTACCTGACGGATGCCACCGCCTATACCGTGCAGGTGGAGGCACAGGCTACCTACCAGGGCGGCACGCTGATGAAGACGGCCACGGCCAAGGTGACCATGGTGGCCATGGCGCTGGAGACGACTTACTCGGTGGGCAACGGGCTGGCCGACGGGGGATATAAAAATGACGTGAACATCCCCTTTACTGCCAAGGGCACGAGCGGGGAGAAGAACATCTACTACCGCGTGAACGGCGGACAGGCCTTTACCCTCGGTCTTTCGGCCGGCAGCGGTGTGCAGCAGAAGAACGTGACCATCCCCCTGACACAGATGCAGGAGGGTACGAACGTGGTGGAAGCCTACGCGCAGCATGAGAACTCCGGTGTGGTGAGCCGGGTGCATTACATTACGCTGCTGAAGGCAGGCGGAGGTGTGACAGCGTATGCCGGCCTGATGTTCAGCCACCGGGCAGCGGGGTTCCAGCGTGACTGGAAACACCCGGTGCTGGAGGCAGAGCAGTTCACGGCATGGAACTTCACGTATGCCGGCTATGACCGCGATGCGTACACGGCCCGTGTGAAAGTGACCGACCGGGGCAGCGTGGTGAAGGAAGACCTGCTGCAACGCGGTGAGACCGGCAGCTACGGACGGACGAACGTGAACGTGGAACCGTTGGACTACCGTGTGTCATGCGGCGATGCCGTGCTTGAGGTGCAGGTGAACACCACATCGCACCCGGACATTGAAGCCACGCTGGCACCGGATGCCGTGTGTACGTTTGACGCCTTCGGGCGAAGCAACACGGAAAACAACCCGGCAAGCTGGGTGAGCGGTGACAAGCGTATGGAGTTCCGGGACGTGCTGTGGAGCGTGAACGAATATGGTGCCGGTAGCGGCTGGCACAAGGACCGCCTGCTGCTGGCCGGTGGTGCAGGTATGACCCTGACCGCTGACGGCGGTTACCGCCCCTTCAACGAGGCGGACAAGCCCGAGGGATTTGCCATCCGTGACGTGGGCATGACGCTGGAGATAGAATACAGCACGGCCAACGTGACGGATACGGATGCCGAGCTGATCACCTGCCTGGGGCAGCTGGACAACGGCAACCGGTACGGGCTGATTGTGACTCCGGAAGAGGCCAAGTTCCTGACCGGTGTGGTGACCGAGGCGATGGATGCCGGACAGATGCTGCGCTATGAAGACTCGGTGGGTACCAAGTTCCAGCCGGGTACGAATATCCGCATTACCTACGTGTTCTATCCGAACGTGCAGACCAACGAACAGCGCACGCTGATCGGTTTCTATGTGAACGGTGAAGAGTCGGCTGCTTCCAAGTGGCTCGACAAGGTGAATTTTGACATTCAGAGCCAGTTGGAATTTAAGTCGGCGGGTGCCGACCTGAACGTGAAGAGCGTGCGTATCTATAACAAGGCGCTGACCTCGGACGAGGTGCTGAACAACTACATCGTGGACCGCAACCACCTGGAGGATGCCGACGGGGAACCGGGCGTGCGCTCACTGGATGAGGACAACCGCGTGCTGAATGAAGGAGATACGGTGAGCATGGAGAAGCTGATGGGGCTGATGAAGAAGCGCCGGAACTCGATCCTGGTACTGATAGGCACGGGCAGCGTGGGCAGTGAGGTTCCGAGCGACAGCGACACGCTGAACGTGGTGGATGCACTGGCCCAGCTGAACGACAAGAAGGCCAACAAACTGGTAAGGGAGGTCCGTTTCTATAACGGAGAGGACAGGACGCTTGACTTTATCCTTACCAACGTATATGTCCGTATTCAGGGTACTTCTTCCGTGAACTATGCCAGAAAGAACTTCCGTTTCTACTTCCAGAAGACGGCAAGCGGCTGGACGGTTACATTGAGCTACGGGGAGATTGACGGAAACGGCAGGCAGAAGAATCCGGTGGTAACTACCGGCAAAAAAAATCTCTTCAAGTTACGCAGGAACTCGGTAGGCGCGAAGCTGGCATGTTCCAAATGCGACTTCTCGGACTCGTCCATGACCACCAATACCGGAGGTGCGAAGCTTATCAATGACGGACTGAAAGAGATGGGGCTGCTTACGCCTGCCCAGCGTTACGCCAAAGACCATGGGCTGAAGGACGATTACCGTTCGGCCATCGACGGCCTGCCGTGCGACCTGTTCGTAGCGAAGAGTGCCGACGAAGACCTGACCTATTACGGCCAGTACAACATGAACAACGAGAAGAGCGACAGCTACCCCATCTTCGGGCAGGATGAGACCATCGGCGGCGAGAAATGGGGCGAGGGCGACACGCTGAACTACCTGGAAGCCGACGAGGAAGGACACAAGCAGTACCTGCCCGTCTGCTTCGAGACGCTGAACAACTCCAATCCGCTGTGCCTGTTCCACTGGTTGCCGAGTACCGAACCGGAGCATAAGGATTTCATGGACTACAACTTTGACGGAGGACTGGAATTTAATCATCCGAAAGATACCTTCTGGTCGGACGGAGGCGGTGACGCGGAGGAAGAACCGAACCTGAAAGACCACCTCGGTACCGGTGACAAGTACGACAAGATGTACAAGGCCACCGACCGCATGATGAGTTTCGTCTACCGGTGCGTAAAGGAAACGCCTGCGGGCAGGAACATGGTTTACAGCACGGAATCCCATTCGTTCGAGGGGGTGGACTATGAGGACGACGGCGACAAGTTCCCTACCGCCAAGTGGCAGAGCGATACGTTCAGGAAAGAGGCATCGAAGTATTTCGACCTTCCCCACCTGATTGCCTACTATCTGTACGTGCAGTTCAACCTCGGCGTGGACCAGCTTGCGAAGAACATGCTTATCCGCACATGGGACGGTGTGAAATGGTTGATTGACTATTATGACGGCGACTGCCAGCTCGGTTCTGACAACAAGTCGTTCCTGACCGGGAAGTATGACGACAACCGCCAGACGAAGCGCGACGGGGCTTATGTGATGCAGGGTCATAACTCGTGGCTGTGGAACCTCATCGTGGCCAATTGCTGGGACATGATTGTGGAGATTATGGTGAGCGGATGGAACGGGGGCGCAAGCTTCATGAGTGCTTTCAGTATCCAGAAAGCCATTGACCATTTCGATACCGAACAGATGAAGAAGTGGTGCTCGCGCCTCTATAACAAGTCCGGCATCTTCAAATACATCTATCCGTTCCTGAACGAAATGCCGGTGGGTGCGGACGGAGCCAAACAGACCTATCCGCAAATCTACGGTCTGAAGGGTTCGTTGAAAGCACACCGAAACTACTTCATCCAACGCCGGTATGACCTGAAGCAGGTGGAGTACGGCTATGTATCCACGCTGGGTGCCCAGTTCTACCAGAGTACGGCATCGCTGGACAAGGCCTACACGCTGAAACCGATGCAGTACCGTCTGACCATTCCGTACCGTGTGCAGCTTTCCACCAGCAACGGCGTGCAGGCCGACAGCGGCGTGGTGGATGCGGACGTGCTCCACTCGTTGCAGCTGACCCGTGCCTTCGGTGAAAATGACCCGTTGAAGATCATCGGTGCGGCGAAAGTCAAGGAACTGGTTTGGCATGAGGATGCGTTCGCAATCGGCTTCAACTTCGGTCTGCTGACCTCACTGGTAAAACTCGACATGAGCGTGGAGAAAGCCAGCGGTTACCGGAATGGCTCGTTCATGGCTTCGACGAACGGCATGCTGCTTCTGGAAGAAGTGAACATACGGAACAACCGGCTGGCCCGGAACGGGGACAACGGCAATGTGGCTACTTTGGACTTGAGCTGGCAGGGCCGCCTGAAGAAACTGGACGTGAGGGGTACGGGGCTGACCCGTGTGAAACTGGCCACCGGTGCGCCCGTTGTGCAGTTATGCCTGCCGGACACGATTGAGGAACTGTTCCTGGAATATCTGACCAAGCTGTCCGACAGTGGCCTGATACTGGAAGGCATCAATAATGTGCGGGGCTACCGCTACACCAACTGCCCCGGCATCGACGGGTTCGCTATGCTGGAACGCCTTCACCAGGCCAGACTGAACGGCAGCGGCAAGCTGGAACGCTTCGTGCTGGAGATAGACCGGGAAGACGACGGAACCCTGCTGAAGAAGTATTACGACTACGGAACGTATACGCAGACGGGTGCCGTGGATGACCGGCATTCGGGACTGAGGGGCAAGCTGACCCTGACGAAGTATCTGGCTGATGAGGAACTGGAGAAGTATGCCGCCCGTTATCCGGAACTGACCATCAAGCAGCCGCCCTATACGATGATTGAGTTTGACGACAGTGTGGCCGACGATGCCAATGTTTCGAACCTGGAC